CCCTTTCTTTTTTAAACCGATTCAAGATGGTATGGATCGACCTAAAACAGAATTAGCATATAGAGTACCAGCTACTAAATTAACAAGGCGTAAACTTATATCTAATGAATCTACTACAGAATTACAAGGATTAGATACTACAATTGATTGGAAAAATACAGGTGATAATAGTTATGATGGTGAAAAGCTAAAATTATTAGTACATGATGAATCTGGTAAATGGGAAAGACCAAATAATATTCTTAATAACTGGCGTGTTACAAAAACTTGTTTACGATTAGGTTCTAGAATTATTGGAAAATGCATGATGGGATCAACTTGTAACGCTTTAGATAAAGGTGGTGATAACTTTAAAAAACTATATTATAATACAAAAAAAAAAAAAAGAAATGCCAACGGACAGACTCGTTCGGGACTCTATTCTCTGTTCATTCCTATGGAATGGAATTACGAAGGATACATTGATTCTTATGGAATACCTGTCTTCGACACTCCGAAAGATCTAGTTAAAGGACCACATGGACTACCTATAACATTAGGTGTTATAAATTATTGGCAAAACGAAGTAGATGGATTAAAAGATGATCAAGATGCTTTAAATGAATTTTATAGACAGTTTCCAAGAACAGAAGAACACGCTTTTAGAGATGAAGCAAAATCTTCTTTATTTAATTTAACTAAAATTTATGAACAAATAGATTGGAATTCTGATTTAAAAAATACTAATGTAGTAACTCAAGGTAATTTTCAATGGATGGGTGGTATAAAAGATACTCAAGTTATATTTACACCACAAAACAATGGAAGATTTTTTATATCTTGGGTTCCACCGCAAAGATTACAAAACAATGTAATAAGTAAGTTAGGTAAAAAATATCCAGGTAATGAAAATTTGGGAGCTTTCGGGTGTGATAGTTATGATATATCAGGAACAGTAGATAAAAGAGGTTCTAAAGGAGCTCTACATGGATTAACCAAGTTTAGCATGGAAGATGTTCCTCCTAATCATTTCTTTTTAGAATATATAGCGCGTCCTCAAACAGCTGAAATATTTTTTGAAGATGTATTAATGGCTTGTATATTTTATGGAATGCCTATATTATGTGAAAATAATAAACCTAGACTTTTATATCATTTTAAAAGAAGAGGGTATAGAGGTTTTAGTATGAATAGACCAGATAAAATATATAATAAATTATCTGTTACAGAAAGAGAAATAGGTGGTATACCTAATTCTAGTGAAGACATAAAGCAAGCTCACGCGGCTGCAATAGAAAGTTATATTGAAACTTATGTAGGTTTAAGAGATGATGGTAGTTATGGTGATGTTTATTTTCAAAGAACTTTAGAAGATTGGGCAAGATTTGATATAAATAATAGAACAACTCATGATGCTTCTATTAGTTCAGGTCTAGCTTTAATGGCTTGTAATAAAAATAAATATCGACCTGTGCCTAAACTTATTAGACAAAATTATGACTTAGGAATAAAAAAATATGATAATAAGGGTCAGTTATCAAAAATTATAGATTAAATGAAAAGTATATACACCAACGGTAGTAGTATTTTCCCTAGCCAAGTGGTTAGTGACGCAGAAAAAGCAAGCTGGGAATATGGTCAGCAAGTGGCCCAAGCTATAGAGCAGGAGTGGTTCAACCAAGGTAGAACTAATGGTAATAGATACTTAACTAGTTGGAACAATTATAATAGATTGCGATTATACGCAAGAGGAGAACAACCTACTCAAAAATATAAAGATGAATTATCTATCAACGGTGATTTATCTTATTTAAATTTAGACTGGAAACCTGTTCCTATTATTTCTAAATTTGTAGACATATTAACTAACGGTATTTCTAATAAAGATTATGATATAAATGCTTTTGCTCAAGATCCAGCATCTCTTCAAAAAAGAACTAATTATGCAGAGTTATTAGCTCAAGATATTTTTGCTAGAGAAACAATGGAAAAAATAAATGCTCAATTAGGTGAAAATTTATTTAATACAAATATACCGGAAGCTCAAATGCCTCAAACACCTGATGAGTTAGAGTTACACATGCAGTTATCATACAAACAAAGCGTGGAGATTGCAGAAGAAGAAGTTATAAATCAAGTACTAGATGTAAATAGATGGGATTTAATAAGAAGAAGAGTTAACTACGATCTAGTTACATGCGGTATAGGAGCTGTTAAAACAGATTTTAATATATCTAATGGAATAACCGTTGATTATGTAGATCCAGCTTATCTAGTATATTCTTATACAGAAGATCCTAATTTTGAAGATATTTATTATGTAGGCGAATTTAAAGCTGTTACTTTACCAGAAATAGCTAAACAATTTCCTAATATTTCAGATGATGAATTATTAAAAATTCAAGAATATCAAGGCAACAAAAGTTATATGTACGGGTATGGTAATGGACCATGGGATGAAAGCGCTGTTCCATTATTATATTTTGAATATAAAACATATAGTGATCAAGTATTTAAAATTAAAGAAACTCCTAATGGTTTATTTAAAGCTATTGAAAAACCAGACACATTTAACCCACCACAAAATGAAAATTTTGAAAGAGTAGGTAGAACTATAGAAACATTATATAGAGGTGTTAAGGTTTTAGGTACTGATATAATGCTAAGATGGGAATTATGTCCTAACATGACTAGACCAATGGCTGATACTACTAAAGTAGAAATGAACTATGCTATATGTGCTCCAAGAATGTATAAGGGGAGAATTGATTCTACTGTGAATAGAATTACTGGGTTTGCAGACATGATTCAAATAACTCATTTAAAACTTCAACAAGTTATAGCTAGAATGGTACCGGATGGTGTGTTTTTAGATATGGATGGGTTAGCTGAGGTTGATTTAGGAAACGGTACTAATTATAATCCAGCTGAAGCATTGAACATGTATTTTCAAACGGGTTCTGTTGTAGGTAGATCATTGACTCAAGATGGTGAATTAAATAGAGGTAAGATACCAGTTCAAGAATTACAAACATCAGGTGGTCAAGCAAAAATACAAAGTTTAATTAGCACATATAATTATTATTTACAAATGATAAGAGATGTGACCGGATTAAACGAAGCTAGAGACGGAACGCTACAGGATAAAGATACTTTAGTAGGTTTACAAAAACTAGCTGCTCAAGCATCTAATATAGCTACTAAACACATTAACAACGCTAGTTTGTTTTTAACTCTTAGAGCTTGTGAAAATATTTCTAAAAAAGTAGGAGATATGTTAGATTATCCGTTAACTGCAGAATCTTTAAAAAACAGTATAACTAATTTCAATGCTATTACTTTAAAAGAAATAGATACTCTTAATCTTCATGATTTTGGTATATTCCTAGATTTAGAACCAGACGAAGAAGAAAAAGCTACACTAGAACAAAACATACAAATAGCATTGTCTGGAGGAGGTATTGATTTAGAAGATGCAATAGAAATAAGACAAATACGTAATTTAAAATTAGCAAATCAAATGCTAAAAATGAAACGTAAACGTAAGTTAGCAAGAGAAAGACAAATGCAAGCTGAAGCAGCTCAACAACAAGCTCAAGCTAATACTCAAGCAGCACAACACGCGGCTGAAGCTGAGGTTCAAAAACAACAAGCTTTAACTGCTGAAAAAGTTAACTTAGAACAAGCTAAGTCTCAATTTGAAATACAGCGTATGCAAACTGAGGCGGAAATAAAAAGACAATTGATGGCTGAAGAATTTAATTATCAGTTACAATTAGAGCAAATGAAAAACCAACGTGAATCAAACAAAGAGCAAATGATTGAAGATCGTAAGGATAAAAGAACAAGAATAGCTGGCACACAGCAAAGTCAAATGATAGATCAAAGACAAAATGATCTTCTACCTATTGATTTTGAAGCTCAAGGTGGGCAACAACCAACTATTTAGTATTAATTATTTAATTATATTATATTATGGCTGAAGAAACAGTAAAACAAGAGGGAGACTTTTCTTTAAAAGGAAAAGTTAAACCTAAAAAACCAAAACAATTAGATATAGCTAATAAAGAAATAGCTAAAATTGATTTAAAGAAAAAACAAGAAAAGGTTACCGAAGAAGTACCTAAAATGGATTTAACTAAAAAACCAGAAGAAAATGCCGTTCAAGAGCGAAAAACAGAGGAAGTTCCTGTGGGCGAAACACCCGGAGATAGCAAGAAAGTGGACGAACAAGTACGGGTCAGCGATACAGATGTTAAAGAAGAATCTTCGCTCGAAGTTATTGAAGAAATAACAGAAGAAGTTAAACCTAAAGAAGAAGTAAAAGAAAAACCTCAATTAATTAAAACTCCAGAATTACCAGAAAATGTAGAAAAATTAGTTACATTTATGAATGAAACTGGTGGAACAGTAGAGGATTATGTAGAACTTAATAAAGATTATTCTAAACTAGACAATGATCAGTTATTAAAAGAATACTTAAGAAAAACAAAACCTCATTTAGACTCAGAAGATATTGATCTTATAATGGAAGATTATCAATATGATGAAGAGTTAGATGAGCAAAAAGATATACGTAGAAAAAAACTAGCTTATAAAGAAGCTGTTGCTAATGCTAAAAAAGATTTAGAAAATAAAAAATCTAAATACTATGCTGAAATAAAACAGCGACCAGGTGTTACGCAAGAGCAACAAAAGGCTATGGATTTTTTCAATCGTTATAATAAACAGCAAGAAACTATAAAGCAAACTCAGGAAAATTTTAGAACTCAAACTAAAGATTTATTCCAAAATGAATTCAAAGGTTTTGATTATTCAGTAGGAGATAAAAAATTTAGATATAAAGTTCAAGATCCTGAAAAAGTTGGCCAAACACAAGCTAATATTGAAAACTTTGTTAATAAATTTTTAGATAAAGAAGGAAATATTGGTGACATGGCTGGTTATCATAAAGCTTTATATGCTGCGATGAATGCTGATAAACTAGCTTCTCATTTTTATGAGCAAGGTAAAGCAGACGGAGTTAAAAACTTAGTCAAACAATCAAAGAATCCAGCTACAGAAGCGCCGAGGCAGGTTGCCAGTGGGGACGTATTTGTTAAAGGGTTTAAGGTAAAAGCTGTAAGTGGAGCGGATTCATCAAAATTGAAAATCAAAAAACGAACATTTAATAATTAAAATTTAGAAAAATGGCTTTAACCCCACAATTTGGTACTATTGTACCAAGTCAAACGCAAGAAGTCTTACAATCTAACTATTTACAGTGGACAGATAAAGCAGCTGCTGATTTTGCGGATTTCGCACAACAGTATTTGCCTGAGATCTATGAAGCTGAAGTTGAAAGATATGGTAATAGAACTTTATCTGGATTCTTAAGAATGGTTGGTGCTGAGCTTCCTATGACAAGTGACCAAGTAATCTGGTCTGAACAAAATAGATTACACATAGCATACGATAACGCTACTTTTGTTAGTGCTACCGGTGTTATTACACTTAACCCAGGTGCGGTTGCAGGTGTATACAATGTTATTTCTCCAAGATCAACAGTTGTCGTTATGGACGACTTTGGTGCTGAAGCGAAATGTTTTGTATCTGCTTCAACTCCAGGTGCTGCTGGAACAATTACTGTACAACCTTACACAGCTGCTAACTTAGCAGGAGCTGGTTTAGTAGGTGCTGTAAAAGTATTTGTTTACGGTTCTGAATATTTCAAAGGTTCTACTACTCCAAATTATTCTGGAGCTGGTGCTGCTACAGGTAATGAATACATTAGTGTTGATCCACAATTTACTCAATACCAAAACAACCCTATCATCATTAGAAACAAATACGTTGTAAATGGTTCTGATATGGCACAAATCGGTTGGGTAGAAGTTGCTACAGAAGATGGAACTGGTGGATACTTATGGTATCTAAAAGCTGAGTCTGAAACAAGAC